GAATATCCACCAGTTGCTTAAGCCGCGCAGGAAATCAAGGCGGGCCTGGATCATGGCCAGGGCCAGGCGGTCCTTGTCGGTTGCGGCCTGAATGGCGGCGAGGGTGCGCGGGCCGATGATGCCATCAACCTCGGCGCCGGCCGCGGACTGCGCCCAGCGGATCGCGCGGCCCGGCCCGGCATGGACAGCGGCATCGAAGACCACCAGGCGCAGGGGGTGGCGCGGCAATTCTTCGCAGCGGCACTTGTCCCAATAGCCTTCACGGTACACGGCGCGGACGACTTCCATGGGAATGGTTTTCATCGGGCCCCGGTAGCCATGGGCGCGGGCGGTTTTGCGGGTGACACCGTAATTGGTTTCACCGCCTTTATCGCCGGGGTGGTTTACCCATCCGCCCTCGTATTTGAGGACAAAGGCGAGCGCGTCGTAAAACGTCATGGCGCCTCCCGCTCGGCGAGGATGTTATGCAACTCATCAATCCGCGCGGCCAGGGCCAGGTCGGTATTGATGCGCTCCATGCGATCCCGCATGCCATCTTCAGCCGTATAGCGCGGGCCCTTCTTGGCGAATGCCCCTAGATTGATGACCGCCACGGCGAGGACGACGTTGATGGCCAGCAGTCCCCAGAAGGTTATGCGGTGGATATTGATCATTTCGCCAAATGCTCCCGTAACCAGATCGCCACTTGCTGCCAGAATAGCAGAGCGCCTGCCGCGGCGCCGATTGACCAGCCCACGACGCGGCGGCTTGTCTTAGCCCAGCGAGTCGCTTCGACCAATTCGCGCAATTCGCTCTCCACCGCGTAATACCAGGCGGAGCGGGCGCTGTCGTTCTCGCGCCAGGCGTGCATGTCTTTGCAGTGCAATTCCAGATCCTGCACCTGTTGGGAAAGCTGTGTCAGGCGCAGGTCCAGACTATGGAACCGATCCAGACAGGCGCGGGCAATGTCAGAGTCCGACACTGACGTGTAACCCAAACCACACGGCAGCGGAGGCGAGATAGCCGGCGATGGCGCCATCGGCGATGGTGATGCAGCAGTATTTGATGCGGTAGCGCATGAGTTACTTGCTGCCCTTTTGAAAAGCGCCAACGGCATTGAATAGGCCAACCAATATGCCAATGGTCTTTTCCACGGCGGGCCAGATGGCGGCGGCCTTGTCGTAGCTGGCTTCGATGATTTCGCGGATAGCCCGCAATTTCATCTCGCCCTTGCCCTCGCCCGGCATCGCCTCCTCAATCGCTTTGATCGCGGCGATGATGGCGGGGATCAGTTGGAGCACGGTAGAGAGAATGGTAAAGGCATTCATGTCACTATCCTGGCGCTAGGCCATTAAAAGCAAAACGGACTCTCGCCGCTGGCGGGAGAAGAAACAGCCGCATCCGGCACGGCCAGACCGGCCTCAAAGTGCATCCAGTCCAGGTCAAGGCGACGGCCCAGACTGAGCCAGCCGTGCGCCTCGAAGGCATCGATCATGGGTTCATACTCCGGCCGGGCGAACTGGGCGCGGGTGTGATCCATCCGCAGCCCATTGCGATCCGGGTCCAGATCCACGGCGATGCCCCAGGCGTGGCGGGACCAGGCGTTGTGCAACTTCATGCGGCGGTAGGAGAAGCAGCCGCCGAATAGGTCGATGCCCAGCTCGCGAATACGGCCCGGGCCGTAGTGGGCCAGGATGTCCGCGAAAATGGCCGCCAGGCGCGCGGTTTCCAGGTGGTGACAGCTCAAGCTACGCACGAGGGTCTTAGGCGCCCATGCTACCCGCAGCGGGAATGGCAACGTGACCGGGCGCAGGTAGGTCCCACGCTGGTTGGGCCGGCCGTAGCGGTCCATCGCCTCCTGTTCTGTCAGTTGCCGGATCATGGCAGCGGACTCCGGTTAAAAGCCGTCCGGTTTAGCGACGGCGCGGACCAGGGCCATGAGCCCTGTTTGCAGGTTGGTTTTGCCAACCGATACCCACCGCGCATCCACTCCGGCGGCAGCCTGGACCTGCCAGACCAAGTCGCGCAGCTCACTACCTTTTGCCTTGATGGCGTTGATCAGGTCGATTTCGGCTTGGCTCAGGTCGCGATAGCCGGCGATTTTTTCGTGCTGATCTTTCATTTCACTTTCTCTACGCAGCGAACACCAAGGAAAATCTCAGAAGCCGAAAGGTCCAGTTTCTCTGCCTGACCCGGACTGGCTTTCAGGCTTCCGGTGGGTCCGCACTGGCAGCCGCACATCGCGACCGTGAGGCAGGCGAGCCACGAGAGTCGGATCAATCGGCGCCTGGCGGCGGACGGTGCCAATGGCGGCCACGACCAGGCCGACGGCTTCCATGACATGCAGCAGGATTTGCGTGATCTGTTCATCATCCACCAGCCAGCCCATTTTGCCCGCTGCCCAGGCCAGGCCGACGGTCAGCAGGCCAATGATGGCCCGCGACTGCCACCAGGGCTTGGCGACCGGCGGCGTAACGGACGGCATGACGTTATCCCGGTTCAGCCATTCGGTATAAACCCGGTCGGTGTCCGGGCCGTATATGCCGTCTTCCGCCAGCGGCTCGCCAAGCACCAGATAGGCCATGCCCACCTCGTTCAAACGCCGTTGCAGCTCCAGGATTTCGGATTTGGTCATGGCTGCGCTATCTTACTGGCGGCTGGCTTATTGATCACTTGACGTATTCCTCTTTGCTGCCCAGCGAGTCAATTTGACCATGCAAATCGAATCCCGACAGAACGCAGGCGGCACCGGCTGATAGGGTCAGCGTCAACTTGCCAAACAGGATGGTGCTGATCCCCCAGCCAGACCCGTCGATGGGCGACTCAGGGGTCGCGCCCGCGACATCAAGCTGAGTCAGGTGCCCCTGCCAGGCCGTGGCACTCACGTCAAAGCTACCGGTGCGCGTAATGGTACTGATTAGCGGCGCCGTGCTGGGCGTGGTGCTGGTTATGTGCCCGGTTAATGTCAGCGTCCAGGTGCCGGTATAGGTAGCCGTGGTAGTCGGCATCCAATGCACATGGGCGCGCCAGGTGGAGCCAGTCTTGAACAGGTGGGGGATTTGACGCTGGAAATACGCAATGTCGCCGTTTTCGAAGGCCCAGGCATAGATGCCGGTGCTGGCCAATTGCGTCCACACGGGCGGATTCTCGCTTGCATTCGCGCGAAAGGTCATAGCGAAATCGAGATCGTCGAACACCGTGGCATCGCCGGCAAGAGTCGGCGTACCATCGGCGGCGATGTCGAGATAGGCGGTTTCGCCGCCCACTTTTACCCCCGCAGCGAACTCGTAATCTCCCGTCAAACGATTGGCCATCGCTTATTCTGCTCGGCTGAACCGCGTATCGACGGCGACGATGGCCGTCTCCAGCGCAGTTACGATGGCGTCCTTGGCGGCGATGGCGTTGGTCAGCGGATCAGCGCCCCAGGCCACGGCGGCGAGGCCGGCCAGGGTCTCGACCAGCTTTTGGCCTGCCTCCGCCCCGGACCAGGAGACGGTGGCGGGGAAGCCAGCCAGCTCGGCGGCGTTGGCGGTAAAGGCCGCCTCGGAATGCCAGCAGTGGATGTCAGCGCGAATCTCCATGCGATCAGCCAGGGACACGATGGAGAGGGGATAAACCAGGCCGAAGGCGGCGGGATGCTCCACGCCGTCAGCGGTGGTGATGTGGGCGGACAGGCTCATGGGGCGGACTCCTCGGATGGCGCGGCGGCTTTGACCGGCTCGCCCTTTTGCTGGAGGGACTGGATTAGCTGATAGACCTCTTGGAACGGCTTGGTGGCCAGATAGGCGCCCACTTGTTCAATCAGCTCTTTGGGGTAGGAGATACGCTCGCTCATTTAATCGGCCTCAGCTCGCAGGTAGAAGGCGCACACGTCAATCACGCCGGTGCCATCGAAGTTGCCGCCCACGGCGGTCAGGGTAACGGTACGGTCGGACCCGTCTGGGCCAAGGGCATCGACGGCGGTATAGTCCGGGGCAGCGGTGGTGGTGCCAATGGCGACGCCCGTGACAGCGCCCCACAGGTCCGGGTCGGTGCCATCGCCCACGGTGTAGCCCGTCGTGCCATTGGTCTCACCCAGCGCCGTAGTGACGCGGGTGGTGACGCCAATCAGATGGGAGTATTTGGGGATGCTGAGCGTCGTGGTGGCGACGGTCGCGCCAGCGGCAGCAGTCAGGGCCTGTTTGGCAGAGATGACGCCGAGACGCTGGTAGTTGGTGTCGTCGGTCCATGTGCCGTAAAGGCGGAAGGCTTGGGCGAGATTCGTTGCGCCGGAGTACGTATTGCGTTGCGCGAGGATTCCGTCCGAATCTTGCCAGAGCGCCGTTCCGCCATATGCGCTTAATGGTTCTACGTGTTGTGTTGATGTCCAGCTAATACACGCCTCCCTACGCACGGCATAATTAGAAGAAGAAAACTGATGCAAAAACACACCATTTCCATAAAATCGTAAATCATTTCCAGAATTACCCTTTACTGAATATCCTGCATTGCCCTCTGCATTAGAAAAGTATAAACTGGTACCTAGATTCAACAGCAAAGTACCACTTGTATTAAGCCTTAGTAATGGCGAGCCACCTATAAAAACACCAAAAGGTATAGCTAATGACGCACTCGCCGTATTCGTGACATCAACCTTCAGCCCCGTAAACGCCACGGCGGCATTGTTCCAGGTCTGGGAGATAATGGCCGGCGCATCTGCCACCAGCGTGCCGCCCGCCGCTTCAAACAGGTTGAAGGTTTGCTTGGCGGTCCAGGTGTTGGCGGTGGCGAGATTGGGCGCCTCGCTCGCCACTTCTTCAATCGCCGCCTGCACATTGGTCGCGGCGATAGTCCCGGACGGGGAGAAGGTGACAGAGGCCGCCACCGGGGCCGACACGCCGCCACTCGGCAGGCTGGCAGCCGTGCGATAGTCCGCCGCTTCCTGGTACTCGCCATCGCCCCGGTAAATCCAGCGATAGAGGAGCTTGAGCTCGGGCGCGAAGGGCAGCGCCGGCGCCAGGGCGGCGCGGGCATTGGCCACCGTGGTATAGGTCGCAGCCAGGGCGGGCGTGACGACATAGATGGGCCGGTCCACGTCATTGCTGGCGTAAACCCAGAGCGCAAGGAAGCGGTTGTCGGCGCAGTCCGTCAGGGCGTAGGAACTGCCGGTGTTGGGATAGCGCAGGCGGCTGGTGCCACTGTTCCAGATATAGGGCCGGTCATACCCGCCGTTATCGGCGCCGTTGCCCCAGGTCCAGACACCGGAGGCCGTCTCGTACCAGTTGCGGACCAGTTTGCCCTGGGCCGTGGTAATCTCGTTCTCGATGTCCTCGTCCCACAGGCTGCCCGCTACCAGCTCCAGCTGGCCATCATTCGCCGTGGTGGGCCGGGTCTGGGCAAAGCTGCCGTCGTTCTGGATTCTGGCGCCAACGGTATGGTGCAGGTAGGCGTGCTGCTCCAGGTTGCGGGTGTGCCCGTGCCGCTCGTCCAGCACCGCGCCACCGCCGCCCTGCCAGAACACATAGGCCACTGGCGTATAGCTGGTGTCGGTGATGGACCAGGCGCCAAGCAGTTCGGCCAGCTCCAGCGCCCCCGCCCCGTCATCCCGCGCCACAATGTAATGCCCGCCCTCGGCCGGCGTCTCGCCCAGGTCCAGCGATAGCCCCGCGGTCAGGGCATACTCCGTGCCGTTCAGCCAGATGGACTGGGCCGTAGGCACGGCCAGGAACAGGATGGCGTCGGCGATGCTGAGGCTACTGCCGGTGCGGCCCTCGAAGCCGTGAAACACCAGTTGATTCACATCCGCGCCGGCTTCGATGCCATCCAGCTTGGCCTTGTCCTCGTGGGTCATCAGGCCATCGGTCTCGCCGGCGCCAGTGGGGACGGCCAGGTCGGCGGGCTGTACCGACGTTCCCGCCAGGTCCAGCGCATCAATTACGGCTTGCGCATCTGCGTAGCCAGTCAGTTCAGCCGTTGCCATTAGGTGGGCACTCCGATGTTAAGTATCACAGGCTCGCGGCCAGGGCGAACAATTCATCCATCTGGGCCTCGGACAATCCCAGCGCGGTGCCGGCGCTCGCCACCAACGGCCAGGTGCGCTGCCAGACGGTACGGGCGGCATATTCAATCTGCACGGCCCGGGACTGGGTAGCGACCCACGCCTCCAGGGCGTCGAGCACGCCGACTTGCAACAGGGCCAGCCGTCCTTGGGCAGGCGAACAGCTCATGACGGCGCGGCGGGCGTTCAGTTCAGCCGCCAGGGCCTGGTCGTATTCCGTCTGATCCATGACGGCAAGCACGCCGGGGACGGCGGTATCAGCCGCATCGTCGCATGTCCCATAAAATACGGGGTGGGCTGTAGGATAGCGACTCTCCAGCGCAAACCCGAAAAGCAGCCCGGCCACGGGTGGATTAGCTGGACCATTCCGGGTGGGTGCAATCAGGCATGGCACGCCGGTCTTGGCGTCAACGTAGGTGAAGGATAAATATTTCATGCCGCCGCCTCGGTATACGTTGAGATTGTCACAGGATTAATCGCCGCACAGCCCGCGCCCGGCCGCTGTACGACTTACTGAAGATGTACTGACGGCCGGGGCTGGACGAGTAGAAGTCCTGATACAACGCGTCGGACGCCGAAAACTCAGAGCTGCTCCAGTAATAGGACGATCCGAAAGCCATAGCCTCTGCCCCGCCAGTTTTGAAGGCAGCGACGCTTGTTTGCGCCGGATCGCTCGTGGTATAGGCGGCGCCCGCTGGATCGCTATTGCGATTGATGCCGTGATGGGGCAGTGCATCGTCCAGATTGGCGTCTATGGTATAGGCGGCAGCGTTAGGGCGGTCTTGGGTGGTGTAGTTACCATTTGTCACCGGCTTGAGGTTACGCCACAACAACTCTAGCTCGTCTCGCGCGGGGATATACCAATCTGTATAGCCTGACAGTCCCTCCCCATCGTTCAGCTCGCGCAACGCCTTGGCCCAATGGGCCAGCGGATAGACCGTGCTGGTATCGGCGGCGATCATGGCATCGGTTGCCGCCAGTCCATTGGTTAGCGTAAAACAGGCGGTGGGCGCGGCGGAGTTAGCGTTTTTGTACATCACGCTGGCGTTTTCGCCACCACTTTTCGGCGCCACGATGATCTTGTAGCGGGCCGCCAGCACCCAGGCGGAGAATGTACCCGTACCGTCAATGCTGGTGATATTGACGGTCAGGCTCGTCTCATCCCTGTCCGCCACCGTGCCGTACATAAACACCTGGCCAGCATTGGTAGGGCCAGGCGCAATCTTCAGCTCCTGACCAAAATAGAAGTCGTGCGGTGTCGCCGGCACGGTAAAGACTTTTTCCCCCAGGCCGATGGCCAGTTCACCGCTGGCGCTGGTCACCGTATCCCAGATGGCCCCAGCGTAATAGCCGCCACCCAGCGCATCGCCTAGCGAGGGCGGCGCGTCTGGGGCGGTAATGAGGTCCTGGTTGAGTGTGACGGTGAAGGTCAGCGTCCTTTCGATGTCACCCCACGCCACCGTCAGGGTATCGGTGCACGCATAGGCCGGAGCGGTGTAAAGGATGGTGTTGCCGGTCCTGACCGCCGTCCCCTCGCTAACGGTCAGCGTATAGGTGGAATAGCTATCGTAAGCGGACAGGTAAAAGCTAAGACTCTCGCCGGCCGGCACGGTAAGCACGCCGGTACCGACCAGAGGGACGGCAAGATCGCCCAGGAATTGGCCCTGAATCTGAGCAACAGAAGTGTAGCCGAGATTGGAGGCTTCATCCGTCCCATCAGCCACGAGGAAGTGGGTCGGAACGGCTACGGCCTGGCGGACTGACTTACTCATACCGAACTCCACGTTAGGGGCTCATCGCCCCAGAACAACGCCTGCGCGCTCCACAGCAGCACAGGCCCTAAATACGCAACGCCAATGTAGTTGCCGTCTTCCGTCACCAGGTAGATGCCGTCCTGGGTGACTAACTCGAAGGGGGCGTCTGGAGACGGACCAACTGCCCCGGCATCACTGCCCGCCCACGCGAGTCGCAGTAACTGCGTCAGGTTGAGCAGTTGCGTCAGGGCGGCCATTAGGTGGGCGTCCAGGGGGTGACGGCGAGAATCGAACTGGTGACGCCGCCAACGGTGCGGGCATAAACGATGCCTGGACCGATCAAGGTCCGGTTGATGGCGTCGCGCTCGGCGCCAAACAGGGCATGACCATGCAGGCCGTCCAGATCGGCGAGGGATGCGCCGATGGCGACCTCAACCTGGTACAAGGCATCGGCGGGGGCCGTCAGCAGGAAGTCCTGGCCGGCGGCGACAACCTGGGTCCAGGCGTCGGTGATGGCGATATTGGCGGTGCTCATGGCTGCAACCTGTGCGGGTAATGAAGGGGGCGATGGTCATGGCGTGCCGATCAGGCGGCGCATCCTGTAGGGGCGGGTTTCAAACCCGCCCGTAAGGGTGGGGCCATGGCAACTGTTAAGAAATCCTGAACAGTTCGCGGCGCAACCGGCGAGGATCTCTCGGCGGTTCATTGGCCAACCCCCAGCAGGGCCAGCACGACGCAGACGATGGCGCCGATTGTCGCCAAGGCAAAGGCCAGCAGGTCCCAATCGGGGCGCGCGGGGCGGCGATTGTCGGGCAGCATGCTGGCCATGGCGGGTCCTCCGAAGCGGCGGCCTTAGGGCCCCGCGATGAATGGGGCGGGCGCGGGTGGCCGCGCCCGCGGGTCTTAGGTGGTAATGCCGCTCAGCTTGTAGGCGGCGCCAGCGAAAATGACGGCCTCATCCACATGCTGCCGAGCGCGGATGATGGTGCTGCGGCGCTCTTCCTCGCGGTAGGACTCGACCACTACCGTCTGCGGGGCATCGGCAAACCACAGGAAGGTGCGGCCAAATACCGGCTCGCGCAGGCGATCACCACCCGTCGAACGGCGAATCAGGTGGACATATTCATCGTCCATCAGATCGGCCAGGGTGAAGGCCTGGCCTTTCTTGGTACTATCGCGCTGCCCGCTGGAGACCAGCACATCCAGGCCGAGATACTGGCTCAGAATACGGCGCTGGGCCTCCTCCGATCCCATCTCGATGGGGTTGGTGTACTGCAAAGCGGTTTTGATTTCCGCCGTATTGAGGGCGTTGCGGAACACCTTGTAGCCCATAGCAATCGCATTGGGCAAGATTCCGAAAGCGGCGCGCATGGCCTCGCGGCCGGTCTCGATATTGGCGCGCGGCGTGGCGGTGGCGGCCGTATTCCAGGTGACGCCAACCGCCGAGGTGTAGGCATTGGCTTCCAGTAAAGCGATGACGCGCTTCTCATGACCGCGCAGCATCGTGTCCACGCAGATTTCGGTGGCGATCATCTCGGCATCGAAATAGCGGCGATAGAGGGCGGCCTCCACGTCGTCAACCGGCTCTTCCCAGCCGTACTCTTCGGCCTTATAGGTGCCGACTTCGAATTCCCATTCGCCGCGGTTATAGGTGCCGCGTGGCGCGCGTTTCGTATCCTTGTCCTTGAGCAAGGCTTCGATGGGGATCTTCGGATAGTCCGCCGCTTGCTCTGGGACTTCAAAGACAGGCATCACATCCAGGCCGATGAAGCCACGGTTAGGCCCATCGATCAGGTATTCATAGGCCAGCGTTCCAAGATCGGGCCGCTGGAGTGTCGTAGCAGAAGTGGGACGGGGCATTTAAGTTACTCCTTAAGCAGCCATCACTTGGCGGGTGTATTCGAGCCAGACGGAATAGACCAGCAGGTCATCCGTACCCATTTCGCCGGCCTTGGGGCCAAAGATCAGCGTCAGCTCTTCCGGCGAGCCGCCGACATCGGCATGGGCAATGGTGGCGGTGTATTCGGTCAGGTTGGTAGTGCCGTCAATTTCATCATCCGTTCCAGCGCAATCGGTATCACCGGCGCCGAGATAGCACTCATGCTCCAGCACCGGGCTATCGGTGGCGCCTGACATCTTGGCGCGCCAATGGACCACGACATCAGCCCCAGGATTGAGGTCTGCCGGCAGGGGAATGCCAAAGGCAGCGACATCAGCGGGGGTGGCGTGATTGTTAAAGCGCAGGACGATTTCCTTGTTGGCTTCCTGGCTAAAACCGCAAGTAGGGTTGCCCTCAGAGACAAACTTCGTCAAAGCCGTTCCGTCTTCCAGGGTCAGCGATGAGAGCGGAATCGGGATGATGCACTGGGCCGATTTGGCATCAACATAGAGTTCGGCCAGGGACGCCTCGACGGTAGCCGTGAGCGTGTGATTGGCGGAATCCGCAATGGAGACGGTGGCGGCGGTGGTGCTGATGACGTTGTAGGGCACCATTTCGACCACATCGCCGCCGCCGGTGCAGGCTTCCATGGCCTGGCCAATAGCGGAACCCGCACCAGCGGAATTATCCGTGACCTTGCCATCGGCAGCGCCATAGAGGATAGCGGCGACGGCGAAGGTATCAGCGGCGACGACTTCCTGGGTACCGGGATAGGTGCGCAGGCGGACGGTTACCGGATCGCCCGAGGCGACGGCGAACTCGGTGATACCGATGTGCTGCTCGCCCAGTCCGGCCACTTCGACCTGCACCGGCAAAGTGGTGGAGGGCGAAGTCAGCTTGACGCGGATATTGGCGCCGATGGCGCCGTTGGCGGTGTAGGTCCGCAAACCAGAATTTTCAGACATGGGGGACTCCTTAAGCGGCGCGGCCGTTGATGCGGCTCAGATATTGAGTGTGCAGATCCGGGTGGCTGGCGGCCACGGCGCGAATGGCGGCACCGCGAGTCTTGCCAGTAGCCACGAGGGCGGCGACTTCGGACTCAAACGTCGCCTGCTGGCCGCCGGTGTCCGGGGCGTGGCGCAGCTCGGCGCCCCCTTGCTGGGCCCAGGCCTCGATGAGCGCGGCGCGGGCCTGCTCCAGGGTGGAACCCTCGGCAATCAGGGCCGGCGCCAGATCGGGGCGGCGGACGCGGCTGCACAGGTCGGTAATGGCGGTGACGCGCGCGCGCTCGGTGGCGGTGGCTTGGGCCGACGCCTGGCTTTCGCGCAGTTGGATCTGCTCCTCGGTGAGAGGGACAGGGGTGTTTTCGGGCGGGGTTGCCGGCCCGGGGACATGTTCTTCGGACATATCAAAACCTCGGATGGTTACCGGGAACTCCGGCGGGGTACCGTCCCGGCGCAACTGAGCACCGGCATCGGCGGGAACGGGGACAATCGACAGCTCAAGCGGCTCGAATTTCGTCACGCGCACCAGGTCGGGCTCGCCCTTGCGCTCCGCCTTCTGGCGCTCCATGCCATGGATGGCGTAGCCAATCGACACGTTGCGCAGGATGCCGGCGGCGATGTCGGCACGAATGCCGGCCACCTCGGGGCGGTCGGAGAGGCGGATCTCGGCATGGCCCTGGCCGCCATCGACCCAGGCGCGCTCGACCACACCAATCACATTGGCCAGGCCGTAGCTCATGTGGGAATTCAGCACCGGGGCGCCGGCATTGAAGCGGGACAGATCGGCGCCGGTCAGGTCCAGTTCTTCCATGAAGACCTCATCCGCCCAGAAGTCGTAGCGGCGGACCTGGGCGCCGGTGCTCCACACCACTTCGAGGGCGGTGCCAGCGGCGGCTTCGCTCGGGCGCTCAATGCGCGCCAGGCGCGTCTGCAAAGGCAAAGTGTGAGTCATGGCGCGGAATCCTCTTGATCATTCGGGGGCGTGGCCGCCACAGCGGCAGGCCCGGTGGGCGGGTGGCGGCCATCGCTATCGAAGGCGATGCCCAAGCCGTCCAGGGTGGCGAGATAGGCGGCGTGCTCGCTGGCCAGCACCAGCGGGTCGAAGCCCTGGGCGCGGATGGCTTGCGGCAGGGACATGAAGCCAGCGCGCACCGCATCGCGCAGGGCGGGGATTTCGCGGGCGGGGTCCACCACCTGGCGGGAGGGCGCCGTCCACAGCGGCTGCTCGGGGCGGCCGTTGAAGCCGCCGATGGCCTCGGCGTCCAGATACCAGCCCACCAGCGGCACCAGGAATTGCGGCGCCAGCAGTTGCCAGCGCCAGGATTCGATGTTGCGTGAGAATTCCTGAAAGCCCATGCGCGCCGAGCTGAAGTTGACCTCGGACAGGTCGCCCGTGAGCACGTCGTAAGGGATGCCGTAATCGCTGGCGACCGCGCGCAAAATCCCTTTCGTGAAGCTCTCGTCATCCTCGGGCTGCGGCGGGCTGGCGAATTCGATATCCCAGCCGGGCGGCAGGTCCTCGACGGCGCCGGGTTCCAATTTGTCCAGCAGGACGTAATCGTCGCGCGAGTCCTGGCCGTCGATTAGCGACGGGTCCGGGATGCGGCGGAAGCCCATGTAGCAGGCGGCGAGGCGCTGGCGCTCAAGCTGGGCGTCCTGGTAGTCGTCCAGCATGCGCAGGCGGTTTATCGAGCCGGTACCCCACGGCATGCCGCGCACCTGGCCGGGGCGGTCGCCGCGGTAGATGTGGAGGATGTCGGCGGCGGCATAGAAGGAGGAGGTGCGGCCGGCGCGGTAGCTCTCGCCGGGGTGGCTGTTGAATAGCCAGTAGCCGACGCGGCGGCCAAGGGCGTCGAACTGGATGCCCTGCTCGATATAGCCATCAGCCAGCTCGGCACGGCGGGAGGAGTCGAGGAAATCGCACTCGAGGATCTGGATTTGCAGCGGGATGGGCCCGGCATCGGCCCGGCGCGGGCGACGGCGCACCAGGACCTCGCCGGACTCGACCACGGCGCGGGCAATGAGGGCGGTGAGGCCATAGCCATCGAGGCGGCCGTCGGCATCGCAGGCGGTGGACTCCCACCAGGCGGACCAGCGCGATTGACGGCGGGCGCTGCTCCATTGGGCGCGCAAGCCGGCGCCGACCCAGTTCGTCACGATTGACTGGATGGCGCGGCGGGCCCAGGGATTGTTACGGGCGAGGTCGCGGTGGCGGTCGCGCAGGGAGACCAGGGCGCCCGCGATTTCGAGATTGGGGCCGGTGGAGCTGGTGCGCCAGTTGGAGTTACGGCGCGAGCGGGAGGCGCCGTCATAGCTGCGCCGGGCGGGGACCATTGGACGGCCATCGGCGCCGAGGATAAGGCTAGTAGCCACGGCCATGTTCCGGGTAGCGGCGGGTGGCGCGGCCCGCCGAGCCGCTGGCGAGCACATCCTGGCGCGCCATTTTGATGGCGTTCATCAGATCGGCGAGAGATTGGTACTGGATGCGGCGGTCGCCAATCTGCACGCTGAGCTGCCCGGTGGCAGCGGCGGTTTCAAGGGCGGCGAGGTGGGCGGAGGTAAAGGCCAAGCGCTCATCCAGGGCAAGGAGGCATGACTTAGCATCGCCCAGGCGGGTGCGCAAAACTACCGGAGTTTGAGAGGGGTGGCGGGCTAAAAAAAAGATGAAAAAAAGTGAAAAAAAGTTTGAAAGGAGCCTTGACACTCTAGCGGTATGGTGTAGAATATTAATCAAGGGAGAGGGAAATAAGGGACGCGGACCTCAGGGGTGAAGCCCCCTGATCACGCAAGGGACAGAGCCTCTGCGAAAGCAAGCCGCCAGAAAGACCCCCGCCCTGCACCTGACCACAAACGAACAACCGGAGAGAGACCAATGAACATCACCAAGACTGCCAATATCACCAGCCACAACCGCATATCGAACCCGATTATGGGGAAAGGAACTGCTTTATGGCACGGCAAAGTGACTGAACCTGGATACGGATTTCCCGAGCCAGGTATTTATGCCATCGTTGCTTGGGACAATTGCCCGCACAAGACAGGATTTGACAACGATGGTTATGCCATCAGCCCAATTTATCTTGGATCGCTGAATCCCTGATAACAACCGCCAAGGCAACCAGAACAACCGAACCCCACCCCAGGC